GATTTACGTGACAAATCCATTGTCGCCTATGTTCTAGGCCATTCAAATAACAATGCTCTTGTTTTTCAAAACTTGGATTTAGCCTTGCAAGCTGCACCAGGCAGTACGCCTATGATTCATAGTGATCGAGGCTTTCAATATACCTCATGGGGTTTTAAGAGACGATTAGAAGCTCATGGTTTGGTCCAGAGTATGTCGCGTGTTGGCAAGTGCATAGATAATGGACCTATGGAAGGATTCTGGGGAACACTCAAATGTGAGAAGTATTACCTACGTAAATATCAAACCTTTGAATCTCTTAAGAAAGACATTGATAATTACATCTATTTTTACAATAACGAAAGATTGCAGAGGAAATTAAACAGCCTCAGTCCGATGGAGTATCGAACTAAGGCTGCTTAGATAAATTTTTGTATTTACACTGTCTACTTGACGGGGTGCAGTTCATTTCTGTGGTCTCTACTTCTTATTTGGTCCAGACTATATTCGACCTCTAAAACAAGATTCATGCATCTATTATCCCGACCCTAAAAGCAATCTCGACAAAAGGTAAGGCCGTTGATTAAACCGCCTATTATTACCACTTTGTTTTTCCTATAAGGTACGCTCGCAGGACTATCCCATTCACAAAAACATTTTACCAGGCAACGTAAGTAATTACCTTAAAGGCTTCTTAGCTATAGCTAATAAAAATATTATGCCAATACCTGCTGGATTGTATGCCCAACTCACGTAGTACTTCCCAGCCACCAGAAATAAAAACAGCCCTTTCGGACTGTCATGATACTAAAGGGGCGGATTGATAGAGACCTCCCCCACTAAAGTAAACCAAAATAGCTAATCGATAATGAATCGGTGGAGGAGGTTAGGCGGAGACTAAGAATTATCTCCTTAACCGCGCCCATATGGTACGATTTTCAAGTTTTGCAAAAACAAGTCTTATCTGATTGATGGTGTTTTTGAGGTCCATGTTAGTCCAAACTGATTTTATTATACTCAGTCCTTTCATCTGTATTACTTATAATATAACCGTGCTTGTGCATTTCTAAACATGGTCATTTTATGAGATTGATCCCAAAGACTGAACTTACTCGAAAAAGTTGAGGCAATCACTTAGGTATAGGGATATTCAATAGAGGGGTATTATCTAAGGCCATCTAAAAACCTGCCTAAAACAGGTCTTTCATAACCACGCTGAGTCTAAAGCGTCGGACAGTTAGTCTTAAAGAGCATTTACCATATCCAGAACGTCAACAACGGATGCTGTCCCACTATGAGTAATAGAACATAATTTCCAAAATTTTTAACTTCCAGTTTTATACACACCACACCAAATTAGCCATCAGTTACTTATCCACGAACACAGGAGAGGAACAGCTATACCTCTCTACATTGATAGGTTTTCTAAGCCCATAGACCTTCCACGTCTTTCTTTAATTCCCACCTGCGGTCTCGAAAACAATCCATGAAATACAAAAATCCAGAGAGTGTCGATTATGAGGAGCTCTCCATAATCGTTATACTTTTGCTGCGATTCTCCTGGAAGAAGCGAGGATCGTGAGAGTCATTCAGGAATAACTCAGTCACACTGACATACGGACAACTAAAATCTATACTCCAGTCTAAAGAAAACTAAAAGAAAAAGCAGCCTTGAAATAGATAGCCACTTAAGACCAAAGAAAAAGAAAAATAGCGTCGTAACAACGTAAAAAATTGGGTTGCAACGCTATTGCAACGATAAGTAAAAACGAGCCAATTCCGCTAAATACAAAAACACCGCAATTGCTTGCGGTGTCTACGTTTCCAGTGGAGCCAATGGTCGGAATCGAACCGACGACCTGCTCATTACGAGTGAGGGAAAAACCATTTGTGAAGAAAGGCTCAGATTGACAAACCGTTGATACATGCGGCTTCTGGGTTTTTGTTTTTTTGTTCCATTAGGTTGTTTTGGGCGACGATTGGGAAGTTTGGGCGACGATTTGGCGACGATTTTTTGGTATACCAACTACACCTAACACCGCTCACAATGAAGGATTTTCGCACCACAATGTGGAAAGTTATTCACCGGTGATGTATATGGATAAAGGTTCAGAGAAAAACGTGCCCAATAGACTAAAATACTATCGCGAAAAGTTAGTAGTTACGCAGCAAGAAATGGAATGGCGCACAGGTGTTGGAAGTCGAAGTTGGCCTCATTATGAATCAGGTATTCGGGAACCTAAAATTAAACTAGCACAGAAATTTGCTCAGGTATTCAATGAGATTGCAGCTGAAAAAGGAATCGAAATAAGCCGCATTTCTACTGACGACCTATATCCGATTGGTGGATAAATATTTATCTATCCGAGACCTCCCACAATTTGGAGGTCTTTTTTTATTACCCTTTAGTCATATTGTGTAGTTTTCAACGTATTCTTTATCAGTGACACAAACGAATCCCATCTAAAACACACTTGAAGCACAGGAGGGTCACACTATGAAAGAGATAGTTGTTATCAAGGCTAGGCTTCGTAAGCGCGACAAAGACATCCAGCAGGCGGTGAGGGGTTTAGAACTGGCAGAAGGTGAAATGGCAGATATGGTCCGGGATGGTTTTCGGATAAAGCTAGCTGAATTGGGTGTGTTAGGAGCAAGGATTAAACCCCTGGCACCCATTACGCCGGATACAGCCCAGCTAATCGCCAGGGAGCTAATGCAAAACTTTAAAAGGAGTTGATCCCATGTCCGATATCTTAAAGATCCAGAAAACCGTCCGCAAGTCAATCAAGGATTACGCCATCGCCGGAAAGTATGAGGAAGAGGCCCTAATCGCGCTTATCTCCGTGGATCTCTGGCTGATTTTAAACGCTGAGGAAACGAACACTTCTCTTAAACCAAAGACTAAAACAAAATGCCCCGATATCCCGAAGGACACCGGAGCTCAGACCGCGCCTATGTAAGTTTAAAGGTTTTAAACTTTATGCGAAAACTATCCGAATTATGCATAAAAAGGAGCGTGTAAGCATAATGGCAAAATTTACTTTTAATCGTAAGTCTGTATTACAAACTGGAATCATAGTTTTAGTCTTGCTCCTCTCCCCCACTGATGCACTTGCAGCAGGCAGCGTAGATGACGGAGGAATGAGAGCATACAAGAAAATATTTTCAGTTGGCAAATGGATCATCATTGGCAAGTGGGCCCTGGATGCAATTCAATGTGCGCTTAACGGGGACTACGATGGAATCAAGCAAAAGTCTATAGCTTATGCCGCTTGTGTTGCCCTGATTATTTTAATTCCATCTATAGTATTTCAAATTGAAGAGTTTTTAAGTTAGGAGGTAAAAACTATGCTGGCTCTCGCCTTGAAGGGAGGGGTACTGGCGGCCATTGTTACGCTAGTGACCGCTAAGCCGGATCTGTTCTTGAGTTACATGCGCACTGGAACACTTGTGGGATGTACTATTCTAATAAGTTCAACAGCCCTGGTAAGAGCAGCAACATTTTCTCTTTGCTGGGCAATCTGTCGCTCGTAAATTGCACTACGGGAAGTAAGGGCTTCCATAGAGTCGGCATTGTCACCAAATGACGCGGTGTTCAGTCTCATCTCGGACCCGAGTAAACGGAGTTCGCGAGCAGCCGCCTGCATTTCCTGCTTGAATTTCTGTTCTCCATCAAGGGCCAGTGTTGTTCTTATCTCGCGTACTGCCATTTAGTCCTCACCCCGCGTTTTCTTATTCCGGACTATCCCGTGCAGGAATTCCTCATATTCCCGAGTCCATTTCCAAAAAGTTATAATGCGCCCTGGTGTAGTGAGCCAAGCTTGTTTCTCACTCATACCACAGCGCATCCCCAAAAATACTAGGCGCAAAGGATCTATTCCCTTGCGCCCATCTTGTTTTTTGATGCAAGTACCTCTTCTAGGACCTCGTCGACTTCTTCTTCAGTTTGATCTGGATTCGTTCCAGAATTCATCCCATCGCTTATCACGCTAAAAATGGTTTTGCGGTGCGCGGTAAATTCATGAGGTTTCATAAGTAATTGGATCTGGTCCGGAGTTGGTGCTTTTTCGTCTGTGCCTTCTTCGAAGTTTTTTAACGCAATTCCCTGGCCAATAAGTAAGGCAATGATCCAAGAGTATTCATCAATCGCCTTCACATGATCTTTCTCAAGTTCTTTACCCATTTTTTCAATACCACCGTAGCGTTGCGTGATCTCTTTCAACGCTACAACATTAAACATCGCAGGGTAAGTTCTTTTCCCTATCTTTATTTCTTTATCACTCTCATACATACGCTAAACTCCTTAAACACGTGTTACTAAGGCGGCCACTGCAGTTTCAAGGAGACTTTCTGCCGCATCTACTCTTGCCTGTGATGGATTCGCCATTGCCGCTACCTCTACAGCTTCAGCAAGGGAATTAGCTACATCAACCCAGGATACAGAGGTGTATGTTTCTGGGTTAAGCGCCTGAGCGCTAGTTATAGCTGCATTAAGATTCGTTTTACTTGCCGGTTCTCCGATGTTAGCCAGTTCATTCAGCCATGCAACCGCATCAGACTCGGTTGTGAACGTTGCCATGTCACGCCATGAATTCTTATCGTCTTGAGCTGTCATGATCGCCCCCTCGACTTCGGGCGTTTGCCACTCGATCGCGCCATCCGGCTTCGTGGCTGCATCCTCTGAAGGGATCCCCCACTTAGTTTTGTAATACCAAAAAGCCCTATAGGACCTAACACCATTCTTCTTACGAACCCGGTAATATCCGAAACCACCGTTAGGGGCCTCATAACCTACCGCAGATCGGATTGTTGCAACTCCATTCAAGGTTGCCGCTTGTTGCCCAAGCCAAATCTTTAATGCATCATCGGATAGATCGTCTATCCCAGTTGTGATGGTACCAGATATAAAGCTATTGTCCGCCTCTACAATCATGTCATCTGCAGACAATTTACTATTTGATAGTTCGATTGAAACATTCGCCGCAATTGCATGCCCCACAATAAGTCCCGCTCCATAGGTTGGAAAACTATTCGCTGGTTCTGTAGCGATTGGTGCAAAGACAGGATGCTTTAACCCGATATATGCCATTTACTTCACGCTCCTTGTAAGCTTCTTAAAAATCGATCAAAAATCTGTTCCATGACATCAATTACAAGTGGCCCGGCCGCTTCATCGGCATCATCAACCCAATGCGTTGGCCGAATACTTGACGAACCATAATGTAGAATAAATGCTTTTTCTGCGTTCCTGGTTCCACGTCGGTCAGTTCCCTGGGGATAGATATCAATGGTTTTCACACCACCAACATTCTTAGGCTTGTTCGGGTACCCAATTGACTCAATCATGTCGCCGGTCCACTTCAAGCCGTGCATGCCTGCACTAATTCTCCATTGCTGCTTTACCTCTTCCGCTGCAGCCATTAGCATTTCTTCTCCAACTTGTTCACCGGCTTCTCCAAGCTTAGTAACCTCTCTGATAAGACCTTCAAGGCCCGTAGTATTAAACCTTGCCACTATGCCACCTCGCAGTCCCATATATGGTGGATGTAACCGGCGTCTTCCTCGTAATCTACTTGATAATCAAAGGAGATATCATCGCTGTCCAATACTGAGTCAATCTCTTCAACGTTAGGGTCGAACTCCGTTTTTGTGAAAAGATCAACCTGGACTTTAATTACCTTCTCCTTCATTTGACTATCAGAATTTAGTTTCTTGGTGCCGAATTCAGACCAAACTATATAACTCTCTGTCTGCTTTGAGGCATGATAATGATAAACTGGAACACCGACAGTTAGCAGTAGATCCCTTAGCTCAAGCAATGTCATAGACAGCATCAACCCTTTCCAAAGATAGATCCATCACTGGCGGATCCACGTCCGGAGGGTACTGGATCTGCTTGATCTCGTATTGCTTCCCATCGTTTGGAATAGCTATATCCTGCGAAGATACACCTCTGAGTTGCGGTACCCTTAGCACCATATCGATGCGTGCTTTTGCTTGCATAGCTGACCAAAATCGGCCCATGCCCACTATGCGCTCTTCATAACGCAAAGGGCCAACTTTAAAAGTCAGCCCTTCTTTCGGCATGTTTCCTGATGGTGATATATTGCCGACCTTATAAATACTCACAACGCCATCGTTAAACGCTTGAGTTTGCTTGCTCATAGGCTGCCACCTCCTGAGTGATCTGCAGAGTGAGGAGCTCATGTAAGTAATTATTCTGGAACTCATTAAGAGCATTTGAGCGAGCATAACGACAATAGTCAAAAAGCAACTCACGTGGTTTGTCTTCAATGGAGTAATCCATAGATGCGCCAGCTATCCCATCGATATACTTAATTCCACGGGCTATAATGCCGGAGAGTTTTTCATCTCCGGCAAGATCGTCCCATGTGATATCTAGGTAATTCTTAACTGATTCAAGGAGGCTCCAGGCTTGGGTAGTCATATAGACCTCCTATTACGACTTAGTAACAATCACTGTATAGGTTTCAGTTTCGGTTCCGCTCGTAACCGTAATTGTTACAGTATTTTCACCGGTCGCCCATGTAGCCGCTGCACCATTAGCCACCGGAGTCTCTCCGTTCAAGATTTCGATTGTGGCCTCACCGTCTTTAGCAACCGCAGTGATGGTATTGGTTGCGTTAGTAGTTGCTGCAGTGTAGACAAATACAGACTTATTAAAGGCCGGAGACAATGTTAATGCCCCAACGGCTAAGCTTGCCAGTCTGGCATCAGATGCTTGATAGAACGGTATTGGGTCAGCTTCAGTATTTGCAATCTGAACATTCCATGGAGTTGGCTTGAGATTCGTAATATCCAGGCGTAGAAATGACTTATTGTCCAATGGTTTGCCATCTCCATAAAGTTTTGCTAGATATACGCGTTCGTCTTCAAGGAAGCGATACTCATCTGAGTATTCGATTTTGCCGCTTTTCCCGGTACCTAGGCCCATAAAATAACGGTTTCCTAAACCCATAATCGCCTCATTCTCTGGCACATAAACAGACTGAACAAGCCGAGTTGGGAACGGGAAGATATTATTTACGTACATGCCATCTCCAGGTTGTTGGAAAGTCGTTGCTGGGAAGATTTTTGCGAAATAATCCTTAGGGCTGACGACAAAAATAATTTCCCGTATTGTTCGCTGTAGTCCTGTGGGGGCAACCGCTAACTTCGCAAGTAGGGCACCGTAACTCTTAGGTGTAATTTCGTTTAACACTTCTGCATCTAGGGGTGCATAACCTGTCACAGGATCAAGGGCAGAGCCTGGATTTCGTCGCATTCCGATAGGCGAGTCAATCCCAGGGCCGTCAATAATTCCGAATTCTAATCCGTTGAAGATTGATTCAGAAAGATTAGCCCTTACATATCGGTCAATCCAGACAGGACCAAGGTCGAGCATTGCTTTGCTGATTGGCAAAAATGCAGACAGTTTTTTGTTTCCCACGTTAATGGTCATGAATCCAGCAGAAAGTTCTTTAATGATCTCGTCAGTGAGTTTACCCCAAGTTGACAGTTGTCTCCCGTCAAGAGTACTAACGATCATTTCGGTAAGAGCCCCAATAGGCGTGAAATTAATAGCATCCAAAAGGGGATGTGCTTCAACAATATCCTCAAAGACAGCTTCTATAATTGTTTCCGGTAAGGTGACGTCGAGCTCGGTTAGAGCTTGCTTGGGATTTCTAGATTTCATTGCGTCAATGAGGGATTGATAGTACTTGGTTTCTTCGCTAGTTAGCGCACGCGCCCCACGTCCTGCCAAGACCTGGTTGTCTGCGGCCTGAACCAATCCTTTTGCTTCAGCCATGACCGCTTCTTGGAGAAAATCAAAATACTCAGCGGAAGCTTGGGCAAGATTTTCTTCGTTACCATCCTTCATTGCTTGATTAATACGCTGAAGAATCTCCATTTTCTTTTGTTGCTGTAAATCTAGATTTTTCATAAAATACATTCTCCTCTACAAAAAAATTAGCGGAACAATGCCGCCATTAACTTTATGGTTTTATTTTCTTGTGGTTCTGGCGGTGGCGCCGATGGATCCGGTGGTGTTGGAGGTGTTGGCGGTTCTGGGGGCTCAGGGGGTTCAGTCTTTTGGGATAACTCTCTAACCTGCGCAGCCAAGGCTTTATTGTAGCTCAAATGCTGCTCTAACGTCATGTTCATCTTTTGAAGCATCTGCTTAGCTCCGGTAAGATCGACCTCTTGACCCAGTATTTCATCAGCAAATCCATAATCAATACATTGCTGTGCGGTTAACCATGATTCTGCATCTAACAGCTTGATAAGCTCTTTTTCTGAGATCTTACCGTTTGACTTTTCTAAATAAGCTTGTCTATTACCTGCCATGATTATGTCAAGATCATCGGCAGCCTTACGCAATTGCTTAGCGTTCCCTACCGCTATATTCCACATGTTGTGAATCATCTGCATGGTGTTTGAGTACATAACGACCTTATCGCATGCAGTGAGGATAAATGATGCGGCCGAACAAGCAAACCCATCGACATAAGCTGTCTTGGCAGCGGGATGCCTCTTGAGTTGATTCCTAATAGCCATAGCTTCATACACCGAACCGCCGTAACTATTGACGTAAAGATTAATCTGCTTTGCATCAGGATATTTCGCTAGCTCATTCCTGAAGTGGTTAGCAGATGTCTCGCTTTCAACCATATCCCAAGTCCACCAATCAAAATAATTACCTTCGATGTCTCCATAGATGAACATTTCTAAGGTGTCAGGGTTGGTGGATTGCTTTAGTTCCCATAACTTTTTCAAACGTTTTCACCTCCCTCCAAATGTAACAAGTTTCTGTTTTTATCCACTTGGATTTCCTCCCTCCAAGGCTGCCAGTAGATCGGCAACCGTTGAATAATTCTTGGTCATAAAATGCTGATTCGCCCAAGGCTCGTCGATAACCGAATCGCCGCAAGCCTTACGAATGTCATTAATGCAGTAAGCACCTGAGCCAATAATCTTATCGATGGCATTTGCCACGCTGAGCAAATCAATATGCTTAATCGCTTTTGTATCAATCTGCAGATAAGTTCCCTTTAGATAGTCCGTTCTCCCAACACGCTTCCGGATAATTTCTTCGGAGAACATATCGGTCAAAGGATCAATACCGAAAGTCAACAACTGATCTACCGCATCCGATGTCCCTTGAATATCTCCTCGAAGTAATGCCGGAGGAATGTTAAACCCCTTAGCCGTGAAGTCGAATATGTCATTAATCATAGCTCTAATATCTCTGGTACCCTCACTCGAATAGGTCTTCGATGTGAGCTCAGTAAACTTCTGGCCCTTTCCAAGAGGGATAACACCATTGTCCGCTTCTAGCCATGCTTTAAATTTTTCATTTACTAGACTGTTGAAGATCTTTCGTTCCTCTGTGCCATTAACCGGTAGAGTTTCGTATTCAAATTTCCCCTTTGTGCCTCGTGATTTTTGATAGTACTTCATTGAGTATGCAATAAGCTTCGAGTAACTTTGATATAGTCCATTGATTACTTTCCGCATGTCCTGGCTTGAGAGCTGCCAATATAAGACTTCGCTCTGGTTAAAGGACCGTTTAAATGTAAAATCACCGACAGTCACGCCGGTGAATACATCATCAAATAACGCATAGGGAGTTCTAATAAAACTGTCAGCAACGAGCAATTGTTCATTGTGTCCGATAATCAGACATTCGTTATTCCGGTAGAGCTGAGAAATCCACTTATGGATAAATCCACTGGAGTTCTGATTCTTATTCGGTTCAATATTCCATAGGTAATATTCATTCCCCTTAGTCTCCTTCCCGTTTAAGAAGGTCTTAAACTCGCACTTGCTTACTGCGTTGGCAATGATATTGACTGCACTCCAAAAGGCCAGCTCACGAAAATAAATATCTGCCATCAAGCCTGAGTATTCATCCAGGGCACCTGTCACATCGCTACCGCTCAGAAATACGGCATGTCCGCCAAGTCTGTCTTTAATCCAAGTTATTAATCCCAAATTTTCACCTCCTTAGCAGACGATC